AAGATTCCCATATCTATCTCTTTCTATGGGTTTAATATCTTCAAATATTCCTAAGTATTCGTTTCTATGTTGGCAGTTAAAATCTACTACCCAACCTCTTAAATCATAATACTTCTTATGAATCGTAATCTTTTGATCTTTAATTAAGTTAAATAAAATAAACTGATTTACGCCAGGGTGTATTCTCATTTTTCCACTTTTAATATCACTTCATATTACAACTGGCTCTCTAAAGCCTTGATTTAATACTGATTCTATAAAAGTAAATAAGCGTAAATGTATTCTTTCCTTCTGTCTTTCTAGCCAAATAGGGACAAACTCGCCTGAGTTTAGTTCCTTAAAATTAGCTGTAGGAAAGTTTTTCATACTAACTTCAAATACGGCAGCCTGAAAGGGAATACTTGTTACGTCATAAATCACTGTACGTTTCACCAGTACCTCCCATTTGTTCTTTTAAATCTTCTTTTTGATCGGGATCCAATGCAGTCATTGGACCAATCTTTAGTGTCTCCCAATCGAGCTCACTAACAAAAGATTTCATTTCACCGTTTCTCATTTTATCGCATTTGAACTTAATACAATTTTCTTCTTTGCCCCAATGTTCTAGGGTGAATGCAGCATCGACCGCGTCAAGAATACCTCTTGAGAATCGTGCTTCACCTTTGGGATTTGTTTGGTAGGCAGACAGAACCATGCAATTTTGATCTTGAGCAAGCGTTTTCATTGCTTTACTTATCTCAATTTGTTCTGTCCATTCGTACTGCCCAGAGCGACTCGGAACGTTGTGGCGACGCACTTGGTTTAAATAATCAATGACTATTAAACCGAGGTCAGGGTACTCTACTTTCTTCTGTCTAACTGTGCTAATAACTTTAGCCATAGTTAAGCCAGGATCGTAGAACACATCTATCTGTCCTTCTTTCTTTATCTCACAATTTCTGGATAGAGCATAATGGAACTTATCGAAATCATTGTAGATGTCATACTGTTTAAGTACTTCATCTCCTCCGATGAAACGATCTGCCCACCATTCTCCTATTCTATTCCATTCTTTCTCAAAAAGATTTCTCTTTATAAGTCTACCAAGAGGAATGCCTGTAGCCATGCTACACATTCTTTGGAGGATTGGTCTAGAATCCATTTCTATTGTAAAATAAAGAACACTTCGGCCAGCTTGTTGTGCGTGTACTGCTACATTACAACAAGTGAAAGATTTTCCGTGTCCTCTTTGTGCTCCCACAACGACCAAGTCTTTGGGAGAGAACTGAAAGTTAATATCGTAATCTTGGTTTAACCCAAGAGGTAGATAATTAGCTAAATCTTCTTCAGAGTCAAACAACTCAATAGTATCCATTTCGTCACTATCTGCCATTGTATCAACTCTATCTTGAACCTGTACTACAATTTCTTGTAGGTGGTCTATGTTTTCTTTTGCATCTGCGATACTAATTGTTTCATCAATATAGTACTCAAGTTTATTCAATATTTCCGTTTGGGTAAATTGATCCTTGAGATACTCTAGTAACTCGTATGCAGGTACATCAGTTTCGACAGCTTCGATTGCATATACTTTTTCCTGTAGTTCCCGAGACCTAATCTCTGCTTTTAAAGCATCAAATGTTGGGAGAGCATGAAATTTGTGGACGTGCTTGTCCACTACCTTCCATAACTTTTGATATTCGCCTTCGGGTAGGTAATGTTGCTTCAGGCGATTCCATGAATCGAAATCTCCTTCCGCAAGAATTTGCTTAAGTAATGCACTCTCTACTGTCATTTATCTCTCCCAAGATTAACTAGGGAAGATTAAATCTCCCCTAGTTGTTCCTGACAATAAAAAGTTAAGATTGAACTCTTTCTTTTCTTGCTGAACCGTCGTAGTCAGCGCATATAAGTCCACGTCTTGTCAACATAGTCTTTACACCTCTTACAGTTTTACCGATTTCATCAGCAATTTCTTCAACAGTCATGTCGTCGATTGTAAGCTCAGCTAGTGGATCTGCTTTTCCAGAACCTTTAGTGTGCTCTTGCTTAGGGATAGCGTTTATTTCGCCAGCTCTAAGTAAAGAAAGTGCTTTCCCTCTGATAGAGTTTACACTCTTTCCTAGAGACTCTGCAATTCCTTCGATAAATGCGCCGTCATTAACCATTCCTACAAAAGTTGCTTCTTCAGCTTCAGTATAAGTTTTAACACTTTCTACTTTAGGGGCTGGTTTCACATGCTCTGTAAGTTGCATAGAAAGGATCTTACCTTGTATTGATTTTGCACTGAAGTTTCCGCTTTCAAAGTTTGAAGCGATTTCAGCATAAGTGTAACCGCCAGAATTGTCAGTTACAAAAGCTCTTAAAGTTGCTTCTTGATCGTCTGTGAAAGACTTAGTATTGCTACTAGAAGCGAGCTCTACATCATATCCCATTTTTCTTAGCTTGGAGCTTACACTTCTTACTGAAGTTTCAAGATCCTCAGCAGCTGCTGCTACTGTAGCTTGAGAAACGGGGGTTTCGTCACCAACGAAAGATTCTAATGATGCTGTTCTTTCGTCTGTCCATTTAGGTAATGCCATTTTATTTTTCCTCTATAAATTGGTTTAAGTTGTTAATAATAATGACTCCTCGTTCCCGAGCAGTCTGCGTTTTGGCTGACTCTATTCCACTCTCATTTATTAAATAAGTGCAGTCCTTTGTCAGACTGGTTTTTACGGCATAGCCGTGGTTTTCTAGAACTTTTTGTGCATGAGCTTTGCTAGGGAAACTCTTGAGTCTGCCCGAAATACAGACAGTTCCTATTATATCTCGTTTTACAACTTTCTTAGATTTGAAAGTAAAAGGTAATAGTTTGTCGTACTCATTTGCATAAAACTCGGTATCTAACCAATTCAATAGATTAGATGTTGCTTTCGGACCGATACCTGCTTCAGTACAGCTTGCTTCGGAAACCTCTTCGATAGAAGTTATTTTTTCGCATAATTTCTGAGAAGCTGACCGACCAAAAAGCGGTATAGCAAAACTTGGTAATAAGGTTTGAAGATCAGTTGTTTTAGATTTTTCTATCTCGTTTACCAACTTGGTTGCCAATTTTTCAGAGCCCAGTCTGACGGTAATCTCCCCGACAGATAGCTCATAAAGTTCTGGATAATCTAGGAGATCCAACTTTTTAATAGTTGAAGGGCCTAGCCCCTTTATTTTCAAAGATGAGGCGAAGTGTTGTAATTTTTTGTCCCATTGAGCTGGACACATCTTGTTAAAGCAGTAAAGTAGTTCGTTAATAAACTCTAAATCGCTATCGCAAGAGGGGCAGTTCGTTGGGGCTAAAATTTGTTCCATTCGCTCAATTCTCATTCTTTTTCATTTATATTGTATATTATACTAAAAATTTCACCGTGTGTCAAGAGATTTTTTCAGTTTATCACTTATTTTTTGAGATTAAAATTTTCTTCGTCTTCATAGACATAGGTATCTTCCTTGTAAGTTTTGCGTAGCTTATACTCGAAGTACAAAATTTTGATTCGCTTGATAATTTTTTTAATATATTTCATTGTGTTTTATGTCCTGTAATATCTTTGCCGCCATTAAGCTATGTGCTTCTTCTAATGGGTGGTCTTTCTTGCCTAAAGGTAACTTGTGTTTTGTGGTTATGTCATAAAACCCGTCCTCCTCTAGGCAAGGAAGTTCTTTTACGATCTGTTTTTTACTTAATTCTACAGAATCCCAGTAGTTGTTGGTGGCTTCTAAATAGTCCTCATCTAGCAAATACAAGAAAGGCTTGTACTGTCCACTAGAAAATGTATAAAATAGATAAGGAATATCTAATTGTTCTAAAAAGTATTTTGTTGAAAGCATATACTGTATTGTATACTTTAGGTTATGTTTTATGTTTCTTATTTCCTTCATATAACCATTTAAATAGTAATAATGATGATCAGATAAATCAGGGTGATGAAATAAGTTTGTGGTTTCTCTATCAATCTCTAAGGTTCTATGAGATAGTGCAAAATCTTCCCAATTAGTACATCTCCATCTAGGGTTTTGTAATTGGTGGGTAGGTTTATATTTGTTGCCCGAGGTATTTTCTGTAGTCTCTAAGTATTCTAGTCTATTTATACCTGTCCACATTATAACTACTAAATCGTATTTATTAGTTAAACAATGATTCATAGTAGTTCTCCAAATCCTATCATTAGAGCCTCCTACTTTAGCGTCATTATCTTCCTCTTGCCCTAATTCTTTAGCAACAATAGCAGAAAAACGAGTCCTGTACTTATCTTTAAGTTCAAAACCATTAACAAAACTGCAACCATTAAAGTAAATCAAAATACATGTACTCCTGTTAATTTTCTAAACTCATCTGCCTGCACGCCATCATTAACCATAGGCTTTCCTTTCACATTTAGACTTGTATTTAGTAACATTGGTATTCCAGTTCTTTCATAATAATTTTCTAGTATCTTTCTTAGGATTGAAGGGTTGTCTTTAGTTACGACCTGAACTCTTGCGCTACCATCAACATGCGTGACTGATTTGTAGTCATGCTTGGCTTTACAGGTGTATTGCATAAATTCGTTTTTCTCTCCTTCAAAGTAGTCATCAAAATACTCCTCCAAGATTGCGGGGGCAAAAGGGCGGAACTTCTGTCGTCTTTTAATACGATTAACTGTGCGTTTAATATCATACCGCACATCACCGAGCAGAGAACGATTGCCCAAAGCTCTAGGTCCAAATTCTGTTTTTCCATTTGCTACTCCTACTACTTTATTTAAAAGTAGATAATCTACTATTCTTCTTGGGTTAGGTGAACCTACTATTTCATTACCCCAAAAACAATGTTTATATTCAACTTTGCGTCCTAGATAACCTAGTGCCGCTCCTAAACTACTTCCTGCATCGCCTGGATTAGGAAATATCCATGTCTTGTTAAATCTGCTAGGTAATATCTTACTATTAGCCACACAGTTTAAAGCTACTCCGCCTCCATAACAAAGATTCTTTCCGTAGTTTTGTGCTACATTCATTACTTGTGTAATCTGTCTCTCTATCTCTAGCTGTGCACTTGCCGCTATATCTTCAGGAGCCTGTCCTTGAAAGTATACTAGAGGTATTCCCCTGTGCCAATTTTTATCTGGTAGGTCAAACATCCATCTCATGTTTAGCTTTGGTTCTCCATAAGCCGCCATACCCATAGTAATGTATTCATCTTCGTTTGGTTTCAATCCAATACGTTTCGTTATAGCACTGTAGAATAGTCCGATACTATGTGGGTATTTCCAGTTGCTGACACATTCTAATTTTCCGTTTCTCGGAACCCAAATACTTGAACAGTCCCACTCTCCAATAGCATCAATTACAACTATAACAATATCATCATCAAAAGGCGCAGTATAATACGCTGCTGCTGCATGACTTTCATGATGTCTTAAATGGTATGAACACCTATTCTCATATTTTGTGAGAGACATGTTTTGATCTGCTCTACGTTGGTTCTTAAGTTCAGTATCTTCGTAAAAAACGGAGACATCTGCGTGTGGATATCGTAAAAATTCTGGGAGGACTGGATCGTTCTTCTTTCCAGTAAACCTTTCTGCGTGGTGTGCTTCGAGAATACTTACTTCATCTGTATAGGGAGAAACTTCCACTAAAGAAGCGGAAGCGTCATGAAATCCCTCACTAATTCCAACTATTTTCATCGAAAAGGTACTCCTCGTGTCCACATATTGAATGAGAACTTTACTCCTTTTGTTACAGGGGTACTCCTATGCCACATATCACAACAAAATAACAGGGCATCTCCTGTATTTAGATTAAAAGGTTTATACCTGTATATTTCTGTTGCTCCGCCTTCAAATTTGTTATTAAGATATACTACACAACTAATACGATAAGGGGCTCTTTTAGTATATAAAGTTTCTATTTCTTCTAAATTGTCTTTGTGCCAATTTAAATCCTCACTAGGAGTAAGCCTATTTATATACTGAGTGGTCTCATCAGATAGTGCAAAATTATAACTATTTCTATTGTATTCTCTAACTAATTGGTGAATATCATCAGGTACGGACTTAACTTTAGCCCTATTAGACTCAATAGGATAATTACGGGGTTGTTCTGCAGCCCCATGATTCTGCATTTTTGTAGAAGAAAAGGGTACAAACTTATCTTGATGTTCTCTAATCATATCATTGCATTGGTCAACTGACCAAAAGCCTTTCTCAATGCCTATTATATTAAATCTTATTCCGTGTTCTATAATCATACCCAAATTAACCCTTCTCTATCTGGAAACGCTTTCAAAATATCACTATCAATAGTAAAACACTCGGTGTGTCCTCCGAACTTTTGTTTCGGTTTATAACTATCTTTTTCAAATGCTTTATGTAGTCTTTGCTCATACTGATACACCTCATAAAGTGTACTAGCATAGGTACGCTGAATCCTAAGGTCATACCCCTTGAACCCTCCGCTCCTTTTAACTACATGACGCCAGTCCTTACCTTTAGCGATTCCAACTTTAATGCACTCTCTTTCAAAAGTCTTTTTATTGACTAGAATAACTCCGTATAATACTCCGTCTACCTCTTTTTCTTCGGGGTAGTTTTTGAAGTATGTTTCATTATATATTCCGCCAGCCATTAGTGAACCGTGAATTTTGTACTGTTGTCTTCGTACTCTTCGAGTAACCCTTCGAACCATTCTTCGTCTAGTTCTATGGTGTCTCTAAAGGCATCTATGTCCATTACTTCATTGCCTTCAGGTATTTTATCACAATACACTTTATACGCTGCATGAAGCTGGGATTCTAAATACAATAACATTATACTCTCCTCACAATTCTAGGGATAATTTCCCCACTTCTAATAACTTCTACATTACACCCAATTTCTAATTCCATTTGATTTATAAATCCAATATTGTGTAAGGTAGCTCTTGAGATATTAGCTCCTCCAATTTCAATAGGTTCAAGAATAGCTGTTGGAGCTACTACTCCACTCTTTCCTGTGTTCCATACTACATCAAGTAGTTTTGTAACTATTCCTTTCTCTCTTGTTTTCAGAGCATATGCTCCTCTAGGGTGGTGGGAAGTATGCCCGAAGTCATTGAAAAATGAGTATTTATCTACGCGGAACACCGTTCCGTCTTGTGGAAACTCATTGTAGTCGCCCATTGTAATAACATTAAACCAGTTGTCTAACATTTTCATATCCTGAGCCCAGTATTCTCCGACATGGGGGTGAATCCCATACACCACTAGGGTCAAATCTCGTCTTTTAAACTCCTCTACATCTTTAAGGTTAAGTGCGCCTGAGGCGTAATTTCTAGCATTTTTAATAGTCTTGGGAGCAACAATTTCACCTGTAATCTGTCTAAGACCAGAGAATAATGTTTTACCCATACTAAGAGCTCTCGGAGCAATATGCTTCATTTTATTACTTATATCAATTCCGTACTTACCATCTCCCCTAGTTAATGCGTCATGGTAAATACCATCTACATAACAAATAGACACAGCTGCGCCGTCCAGTTTAGGAGTGGCAACTACTGCTTTATTTTGATAATCGGGGGGTGTGTCTTCGTTTGAAAAGACTTTTTGAAGTGAATACATTTGGAATGGGTGAGCAAAACGTGTGTCTGCTTCGTGTCCCACTTTAAATTCGCCAGCCGTATTTTCTACTATCCTGTCATACACCTCATCAGGAATGATGGGTGTACCGCGATAGTATTGATCGCGACATTTGCTTAAATATGCTTCCAAATCTCTATTCATGTATATATTATACTAAAATTTGGGGGCGATGTCAAGAACTATTTTTGCTAATCTAAATATATTTGATCGAGTTTGTCTTTGAAATGTTCTTCAAGTATATCCTTCACTTCAGTAAGCGAAAGAATCTCAACTAACCCATCGAAGAAGTTTCTGCTATTGTCGAAATCTAATGGTATGGATACTCCTTCCCTACTAGGCTTCCATTCTTCGTCAAAATCTTGGTAATATTTTCTTATGGATAAATACTCGACGTCTCTAAAGGTGTTGATGGTCAGATAAACACGCTCGTGCTTACCTTCATTGTGATGTATTAGTTTTTCAAATACGGCGGGGGCTTCATGTATTTCTATCATTTTTCAAGATCGCTTGTAAAGGAACAATAGAAGTAACATTCTCAGGCATGAGTAATCTGTAGGAGTCTGTATCCCAGCAGAATAGTAAGACCTGTCGGTTGTTAGGTCTTGCTCTATTTCTTTTTGACTGAATATATTTGTTATCGAAATTCAGAGTACAGACGTTATACTTTAGTCTACGACTGTTTTGACTTCGATAAGTTATTATAGCGTCACCGCATCTATCAACCTGTGCGATAAACTCCTCTTTCTTCATTAGGTTCCTTGTGGGTTAGTACTTATTTCTTACCGTCCCAAACAATGGTATCCTTAAAACCGAGGTCTTTTTGATAGGTGTAAAAATACGCAGGGGACATTGCTGTCCCCCACGATCAGGGGTAGTTATTCGTTTACTGAGCTAATAATCTCTGCAAAATAATTGGCAGCCTTCCCTGTTAGCTTACTAATTATTGTTTCATCTGGCTCTCTGCCTGTGTCGCGAATTGCATTGGTTAAGGTTGCCTGTGCGTCTGCTACAGATACACGACCTCCACCAGTTGATCCACCACTAGATGAACGAGTTGCAGGAGATTTTTTAACATATACACCAGCTCGTGTTAAGATCATTCTTACACCGTTTGGGCTCTCGCCTAAGTCGGAAGCAATGTCTTTAACGATTTCTATACTATCTTCTGGAGTTGGTTCGGCACTAACATACATGTTAATCGCCTGTTCTTTCTTTTCTTGTTCCCAAGCCACTTTTCGTCTCCGTTTTTGTTGTTGTTGAAAGTAAAATCTATCGCCCATGATTTTTCCATTTATAGATATATTATACTAAAAATGGAGAGCGATGTCAAGAACTATATTTTAATAGCTATACCCGTAGGTATCAATGTCTGGCTTAATTATCTTCGATACTATTATTAAAGACTTATTTGTATACCACCTTTTGTAGTCGTTAGAAATCGTTTGCTTCATCAAAATAGAACTATCTATGGGTTCTATGTCTAAAGCTATACAGTCCTGTTCCCAATATTCTAAGGTTATTACTTTCTCATAATGGGAGTAGAGGTCTGCTTGAGACCTTATCTCATTGTTCAGAACCCACTTATCAAAGCCGTACCAATCCCAACTGTCTCTATACAAAGAGACTAGTCTCTCATATGGGTTACGGATTACAGGTATCTTTGCTTCATCGTATTCCAGAAATAAACTCTGATTCATTTTTTAACTCCTTTGCTAATTGTTTACAGTCAGAGACTTTATACTTTAGCATTGGGTCTTCTTCATTTATCGTTTCGAGTTTATCTAGCAATACGGCAAGCTTCTTGCTGCATTCCGCGATTGTGTGTATATCTGCCATTTTACCAAATAAGGTTTTCTGTAGTCTCATACATCTTCTTCAACTAAATTCCTAACATAATTATAAATAAATTGTTGTCTGTAAGACTCTATCAATGCTGGTATCAACATGATAGGCACACAGACGAACGCCATGATTCCAAATAACAGGAAAGTCATATATCGCCAACGATATATTACATGCTCGCTATCAATATTCCCAATAATTCTGATTGAGGGTAAGAATATCTGCCAGATAATCATTATCCAACTTGCTATCCATAAGGGTAGTACCCAATTATAAATGAACTCCATATTTTTCCAGATGCCTTAAACTGCCTATATCATACGCTAGGGCAAATGAATGGAAACCCACTTTACTACCATCAAGCCACGGAAACAGAGTCTTATCCATTTCGTGTTGGGGTATCGGATCTAGCACTTTGAGTGCATAACCTTTTGCCCCGTATTTATCTTCGTAGTTTACACACTCGTCTATGTTTCCATAACACATGTATCCTGGCATTGATGCCTGATACTCTGGTGTAATCTCTCGCTTAATGATTGCAAACTTGTTTTTTCTAGGGTACCAGACTTTTTCACCGACTTCGAATTCTTCTGCTATACATTCTTCTGGTAGCAGAGAGTTTCGTTGTCCTTCATAGTCCGTATCTGCAAGTTTTTGTGGTACTCCAACTCTTTCGATAATTGCTTTTACGAAAGCATTTGACCTGTACATACGCGTTGCTATTGTAGAAATATTACTGCCTTCGAGGTATTCCTCAATGACTGATTTTATTTCCTCTCTTGTCGCGCCCGTACCTCGAAGTTTTGCTTTACGATTTTCTCTGTATTCATATACATCTTGAAATTCGTCTATAATCCTCTGAAGTCGGGTCGTGTTATACCTTATGTTCAGAATCTCACATGCTTCCTTTTTCGTAATAGGTTTTTCATCACTTAGCAACTTAATTACATTGCTAATGTTTGCATCTGTTAATTTTTCATGGTCTTTCTTTTTAATCCCTCTGGTGAGTGCCATAGTCCTCTCCATCTAAAACGACCATATGCTTTTTTCCATAAAGCATTATGGCGTAGTGAATTATTTTCAACAGATCAGCAGGGTTGTGTCCGTCCTTCTTCCCGTATCTCTGGGCGTATTTTATAATGTTTCCGATACAAAATCCTATTCCATGTTCTGCGTCAAAAATTATTTCAGTTGCCTGAATGTTTCCGTTGGCGTAGTGTTGTTCGTAAGTTTTGTCTATGTACTGCTTTAGGTACTGCAATACATCTTCTTCATTAAATTTATACTCTATTTTTTCCTTCATGTTTCTGTCTCAAAAAATGCTACTTGGGTTAATCTTCCTGTCTCCTTGTTATGACCAAAGCTAGAAACTGTAGGGGCGTGAAAATATGTACCTTTAAAAATAAGGCATCTATTGTATCTATTTTCTACTATAGTATGTGGCTTCCACTCGTCTAATCCTGCCTCGAAAAAATTCTCTCTAAAGGCGGGGCCTATTATTGCTGAATCATTTTGGTACTGTTTAGTAGTTTGTGTTCTCGTTTGTTCTACTAAAATTGTTCCAGAATTTGATGGGGGATTAGGAGTGAGATATATAACTGCTGCCCAGAATCCGTCTATGGTTCCTCTATCTTTAGTATGGTCTCCGTGAATCCAATTAAAGTAATGTGATTTCTTATAACCTAAGTTAAAAGATCCATTACTCGTATGGTGATTAAAGTCTACTATTTTTCCTACTATAGACTGTAATCTATTCCGAAGATAAACCATATTAGCATAGTTAGGGTTTTTGGCTCGAACACCTGTATGTGCTCGCTTCTTCTTAGTATTTATGCCTTCAATAAAGTTTAACCCAAGAGCTTCCTGTCGGACTGCGTCTGGGTTACTATAAAAGTCATCAACTATATGGATCACTTATCTAGCTCATCGAGTACATCTATTCCACCCTCGATTTTTGCTAAATATTCTTTTGTCCTTGCTAGTTTTCCTTCGAGTACAGTTATTTGCTCTTCAGCTTCTTTCTGTTGCTTCTGAAGGTTTATCCGTAGCATAGTTCTTTGTGTCATAGTTTGCATATTCTGATCGTCTAGTATACCAATTAGTTCAGGTTTCTCCATGCCTGTCTCCGTGAAATCTAAAAGCTCTCAAAACTGTACTAACACCATTCTTTTTAATCATTCTTAATTGTCTACGATTAGCCATATCATTTCTTGCTCTGTCAAACCATGCTTCTTTTTGCTCGTCTGTCCAGTCAGGTGGAAATGTACAGCGCATGCCGTCTATTTCGTATGCACGAACACCAGTTTTTGGATCTTTTATTATGTTTTCTTTTTCCATCTTTTTCTCTAAAAGGGTTAGTCCCTCTCCCGTATATCAGGCAGGTACCGCTTGAAAGGTAGCTCCACTTACTTTTTTATGCTGTGTTAATTACTTAAGTAGCGTTCACACGCTGTATCAATTTTGTGTTGCGTATCCAATCATTAAGTTCACTTCGCGAACGACTTCTGAGGGACTCCCTAATAGCCTTGTGTAATGTGAGCGTAAGCCTCATTACATTTATCTATTCTTTGTCCACATAAACATCGCGAGGATTTTGTCCTGACTCTCATTCGAGCAAGGGCACTATCCCACGCGCTGTTACTATGTTCAAGTTTCTTCTTTGATTTCATATAGTTATTATATCAAAAATTTGAAATCAAGTCAAGAACTATTTTTCGATTGCATATAATAATTACTTACTGTTGATCTTATCTTTCGCTGTACCAGCGTATAAGCCAAACCATGCAGCTCCTGCTCCTACTACTATCGAAATCAATCCAGATTGCTCTAGTGTTGGAGTATCAAGATCCATAAACCACATTGTACAGAAGTATAATAGGTAGATGTAAACTGATAGGAATAAACGAGGGAATATTCTCCACGCGTCTATCATCTGAGATAACCAAATCCATTTTTGCCAAGGATTATCTGGTTCCCTTTCATTTTCCATCTCCATAATTTTCTGCTTTAGTTCGCCGATTTCAGCTACCATAGCCATAAATTTATTAAGATCAATCTCTACCTCGTTCCTAGACATATCGCCTGAGAACTGTTCACTCGGTTGTGCCATTACTTATCTCTCCGATCCAATCATACCATTCTGCTCTCTTATAGGGTTTGCCTGCTGGCTCCCTAAAATGATACGAAATTGATATTCTTGGGCTTAAGGTTTCTACCTTATGATAAAGTTTTTTTGGTAAGTATAATAAGTCTCCTTCGTCTAAATCAACCACCTCATTAAGGGTGACATCTTCTTTTCTACACTCATATGAGAACTCATTATATATGTACCAACGTACGCTTCCTCTTACATGGAAAAGAAAGTTATCCGTACTATCTGCATGGACTGGAAAGCACTGTGCGTCTTTACGACCTGAACAGTATAAATTTGCTTGTCCAATACCCCAATATTTTTCAAACTCTTTGCATTGATTCCACATTGTTTTATTTAGGAACTCGCAAAGAGAAAGAACAAAACTGTTTCCCTGATTCCAGAGGTCAAATATTTCTTCTCTGGTTAATACTTTATTTTTTATCATCTTAGAGCCTTGTTGAAACTGCTTTTTTCTATGACAATACTTGCCATTGCTAGTTACTATTTGTAACTGCGGCATTCTATCCCAACCACTTAATTTATGACTGTTTAAATACATATCGAATTCTTTCCAACTAAAGTAGTCTTGGAAGATTGGTTTATCACTTTTTACTATAAAGTATTTCTTATCTCTAAATTCTTTTTCAAATCTCTCTATAGGAAAAGGTAATAATTGTTCAAATGGTATACTCATTTATGAAACCAAGTTACTAAGGAATGTCTTACTCCTTCTGTTACAGGCTTTACCCTGTGTCTTAATGCTGGGTTAAAAATAATAATAGAAAAAGGATCAAATGCACACTCTGGTAATGTAATCCCATCAATTTCTAACTCACCACCTTTATACTGATCTTTAGGAGATAATACTGAAACAAAAGTATACTTTCTATATCCTTCTCCGCTTCCATCTACATGCCACTTGTAGTTACCACCTACGCCATATGTTATAACTTGTAGGGGTTCTGCTGTTAAGTCTCCATAGGGTTCTTTCATAAAATCAGACAATAGTTCGGTAGTCATAGTATCTTTTAAATATCTAACATCTGCAATTCTAGCATCATCTACTCTAGCTTCATTTAATGACTTACCTACTACGCCAGGCGTTGGTACATGGGTTTTCAATGACTTTATACAGGCACGATATACCTCTAAGTCTAAAGCATTTTCATAGACTGCTACCTTCACTAGAGCTCCTCAGGATTGGATATCATCTTACATTTTATTGCAGCGTCCCATAAAAGTTCTGCTATATCATCTCTAGGATAACTAACCTTACCCCAAGGCGTGTATATGGGGTGCCAAGGTTGACTACTTAAACTTGTAAAATGTAAATGACAAATTTCATCAATTTCAAACTGTGGTATTCCGTCATGGTCTATATTTCCAGTACCATCATACGGCATAATACTCGGGTGAAACCATGAAGTATCTCTACCATCAAAAGAGTTCCATCTAGGATTTAATTCTTTAATTATACCTTCTACTTTCTCTTTGTGTGGACACCCCATACCATTTATAAAGGTATGTTTATAATTATTTGCAAAGGCTTTAATTCTGTCAATAGGTAGTATGTGTTCTTTTGCTCTTTCACAATCAATCAACAATACACTATCACAAAACCAACCTTTAGCATATTCTGTTTGCGCCCAAGAAGTTCCATTGTCGTGTAATCCGTCCCATACCATACCAAATGCATTATAATTTAAATCTGTTTCATATAGTTCTGCTATATCTTTAAAGTTCATTTGGTCAACATCAAGATATATTGCTTTACCTTTAAAATTACATAATTCAGGTATTGCATATCTAAAACAAGTAAAGGGAGTTCCCCACCCATTTCTTCTCCAATCTGGAAATTTACTGGGTCTTAGAAATGTAATATCTAATTTTTCTTTTGTATTTTTAAATAGTGTATAGAGTAGAATCTGCTCTATCCATTTATCTTCTCCATCTCCTGCGCCAATGAATATCTTAATCATCTCTATACTCCGCATGGAAATAAATAGTATCAGGCTCTGGAAGTATCGTTATTAAACTTGTATTTCCTACTAGTATGGCTTGATACTGCTCTAACTTTCTCCACATTTTTCCACGCTCTTGCCAGTTTGGTACTAGCTCTGGGGCATGCATACCTATATCTTTACAGGCAGAAAAGAAAGATAAATCTCTGTCGTTTTCAGTTTTAATTACACTTCCGCCTTTTGTTAAAGGTAGATAAAGATGGTTACTTGGGCAAGACATTCCTGTAGGCATATGAAAACTTCTTTCATTATGTACTACTAAAGATAGATAATAGATAGTAGGTTTATTTAATACTGTTCTTAATTCAGTAAAAATATCCTCTCGTAGTTCCTTCCAGAACGGAGCGGAACATATGTAGGGCGGAGCCTGTGCTAAAGAATAGAACAGATAAGAGTCTGCTCTAGGATATAGCCATGCTCTTTGTGGCGACATAAATTTAGTTGCTTTGTCGCACAAATCTAGAAAAGGTTTTATGTTAGATATTTCGTGTATCACGACAATCTACTGCTCCGTCTTGTAATTTTAAATGTGCCGCGTGTGCCCAATGCACATCTGGCATTTCTATCGTACTTATATGTTCAAAGTTTTTCCACTCTGCCAATGCGATTCTCTGGTTTCCTGTATATGCCAAGTATTGGCGGTTAGGATCGAAGGGTAGTATTAAGTCTGGTGTTATGTTTCTCATAGCTAAATCATAATTATACTCTGTATTAGTTATAATTATAATTGGATCTCTCATTCCATTATAAGAGATGTCTTTCCATAAAGTTTTATAATCTACTGAAGGTAGTACTGCACTTGCTATATCTATTAGCGCTGTCTTCCTAACAATCTTTGTTTTTATATGTAAGTCGTGATCAAAGTACGCGACCTGTAAATCTCTAACTTTACTTTCTAGGTACATTAAGCAAACTGTTTGATTATTTCTTCAACCGCGTCTGCTTTTTCTCCTAAATGTCTTGGGATAGATACATCTACTACAAATCTAGGCTTACTGCCTTGATTTTTATCTGCAAACCATGTCTCACCATCAAAATCATTTCTTACACAAGTCCAGTCGCCTGCTCCTCGTCTTATTCCCCATTGATCAGGTACTTTAGTTACTACTTTATTTCGTACTGCAACTGAGTATCCGCGACCATTGTTATGAATAAATCTTAAAGAGTGACGTGGCTTATTTTTACTATTGTGCCAGCCAGTAAACCCCTTGTCTGGAGCCATAACTGTAAGAGTATCGTAATACCACTCTGGTGATTTAGCTCCATCTATTCCGCCACGGAAAAGTTGCATAAACCAAGTTTTCATACTATTAAAATCAGCTCCATTTACTGTTGCTAATCTCTCTCTGTTCAACCCACTATAGTCTCTATAGTTGTGTTCTTTAGGATAACCTACAAAGTCATCGTCTGTTTGATAGCTTCTTAAGGTACTATACGAAAGGTCTTGCTTTGGCAACCCCTCCCAAGTATGCGGATATCTATACAAGCTTTGTGCTAGATAATCTAATCTCTTAAGTAACGCTATATTTTTAATTGGAATTTGTTTCATTGTTTCTCAACTTTAAGACCAATAGCTTCTTGGTCTCCTTGAGGTGTTTTTATAGTTACATTTCTATAATACACTACTACCTCTTGTACTTCTCTGATATATCTACGCAGTTCCTGCATATTATAAGTCATCAGTTCGTAGTCTTCAGTAGATATAGCAAAAAATACTATATCTCCGTTGTTCTTTTTCTTTATATCGTCTAGGAACTTATCTAAATAAGTGTACCCTTCAGGCCACGCATTTTCTTTTCCTAGATCACATACCCACTTGCCGTCAATCTTTTGTCTCGGTCTTTTACCTACTTCATCTTTAACGCAGGGGTTTGCTATTTTTGCTGATGATACCACATGCCACTTAGGATCTTTTAGATCAATGTTTCTTGGCATTGTTGGTTGTATAATATCAATCTCAATCGGCTTGGAAGATACTTCTATCTTCTTACTTCCCAATAAGGAGCAACCGCTAGTTACTAGGGTTAATATCAGTACTGGGATCGTCCAGCGAATCGAGTTCTTTACTATCATTTTCTATACTCTCAAATACGGCTTTCGTTTGTTCGTTAGCCCTTGTTTCTATCATACCTGGCTTTGCAATCGCAAGTTTATTTAGGTTGTGTCTCCTAAATATATCCAGATAACCATTCATCTCTTGCTCTATTTGAGCATTTTTACTTGCCATTTGATTCAAGGCTGCGCCCTGTTTCTCATAGCTTTCTTTGATGACTTTTATTGCTTCTTCTTGCTGGGCTATGGCAATTTCTAATTTAGCATTGTTTTCTTTTAATGTCATGTTCTCATTATATAAAAAGAAAGCCAGTACTCCTAGTACGACTGCAATTCCCATAGTTAATTGATTCATGTTTACCCTCTGATTTCTTCGACACTCTCTGGTGTCTCAACATCAATACTTTCGTGCTTTTCTTTTATCATCGCACAACCACTTATTGTTAGTAGTCCTACAACTAAAAGTACAGCCATTGTTTTCAACATTGTTGAATAATAATGTAGTTTCATAATTGTTCTATCCTGTAATTCAACCCGTCCGAGCCCGATATCTCTACTACATCACCATCATCGTTTACGAACTTAATAAATTTCTCTTTCTTTGTGATAAATTTCTTTACTATATAATCTCTGTCATCAGCGTCTCCCCATATCTGATTATAACTTACCACTAGGGAGTAGCGTGGAAAGAGCTTATAATATATCCAATTATAAACCCTTTTAATTAGACTCCAGACTGCTCTAAAGAATCTTCCCACTTTTGCTTTTATCCGTTCCATTCCTCGCCTTCAAAATGTCGAGCTTCTGCTTCGCGTCTTTTAGTTAATCCTGCTAACTGTTGTCCGCCTGCTTTGTCCCATCTTTTTATCTGGTTTGGCACGTCTTCAAAGTTACTTTCGTTCAATCGTTTCAAAAGTGTACTTCTTTTGAAGTTAGTTGGTCCGAGGTTGTAAACCCACACTACCAGTGCATCGAATTGCTCCTGATTGAGTGGTACTTCCACATATCTTTCGACATATCCCTCGTACTCTACCAATTCCTCAAGGAGCATGTGTTCTGCTTCTTCTTGAGTTATTGTCATGCCATCATAGACACCTTTTGTGTGTCCATAACCTATAGTCCATACACCTACTGAGTCTTGGTAAGCTGTTAACTTACAACCCTCAAAATACTTTAAGATGTCATGTCCTTTATTACTTAATTGCATATAAATACTCCATATGAGTCCTGTTGCGAGAAGGATAATAGCTAACCATTGTAGTCGGTTATTCATATTCGTCTCCTATTTAAAAACAGAAGGCATGAGTACGCCTCGAAAGACGCACTCACTATTGTCGTTTAATTACTACTTAATGTCAAAGACTTGGTCTGAACTTGTGTCCTTACCAATAGTAATTGTGAGTAGTCCGTCTTTTAATGCGACATCTTCTACTTGTAGGTCTGAGTTAAGAACAAAGACTTTGTCGAATGACTTAGTGCTGAGTCCCTGATGTAGATAAGGATCACCTCCTTTGTCTTGTCTGTTTCCCCTGATTCTAAGTTCATTGTTATGCAACTTGACTTCAAGGTCTTGTTTACTCCAACCCGGCACAGCAATCTCTAATCGAAATCCCTGTTTACCTTCTACTATATTATATCTTGGATAGGACGGTGTCTCCATGTGGTCGAACCACGCTGGATTATGCCCTAACCAGAAGTTTCTGAATAGCTCTCTGCTTATTTGATTTGCTACCATAATTTCCTCCTAAATTTACCTTTTCGGTTAAACTTTGCCGACCCTTACGGTATCGACGCCTAAAAGAAAGTGATTTTTTCACTTTCATAGATATTATACCAAAAATAGACCTTGTTGTCAAGAACTATTTTCAGTCATCATATTCAATATACCCTTTATGTCTCGCCCAATCAAGGGTATCTGAAATCCCATTATGTCTCCCAATAGAATAGAAAAGTCCTCCACTACATATAACTAAAGTTAGCCACTGTAGTTCGTTGAAACCTAAACCTAGCATTCTTTTCTCCTTTGTTTTTTACTTGGCGGAGAGAGTAGGATTCGAACCTACGAAGGGCGTTAACCCTTTCTCACTTAGCAAGCGAGCGCTTTAAACCACTCAGCCATCTCTCCTGATTTATTGGCGGTCTGACGGAGAATCGAACTCCGAACTATGCCGTGACAGGGCATTATTATAGCCGTTTAACTACCAGACCATGTTCTGGAGCGGGATATCAGAATCGAACTGATATCTACTGGTTGGAAGCCAGTAGTAATTGCCATTATACTAATCCCGCAAAATTGGGGTGAGCAATGGGGGTCGAACCCACAACCACCTGCTTCACAAGCAGGGGCTCTACCATTGAGCTATACTCACCATGTCTTTGGTGGAGGTGATAAGATTCGAACTTACAACCTTCTACGTGCAAGGCAGATGCTCTCCCATTGAGCTACACCCCCAACTTTTTCTATTTATAGATATATTATACATGGATTTAAGCGCGAGGTCAAGTGTTTTTTGCAACTCCCCTAAAAATAGTTCTTGACTTCATTTCAAAATTCTTGTATAATAATAATATGAAAACTTGGACTGACAAAGAAATCCGCTTCTTACAGAAAGCGTATAACAACGAACCAATCGCAAAGATTGCGTTGGTACTTCTGCGCTCAGAACAAAGTATTCGTAATAAAGTTCATATTATGCGTAAGAAAGGTATTGCCTTTGATCGTAAAAGGGATATTAGAGAAAAGAACTGGGCAAATAATGCCTAAAGTTTACTCTAAAAACATTCCCTTTGATCGCGCACTTAGACTTTTTAGAAGGAAAGTCGATAACTCAGGTATTCTACAAGAGGTACGAAAAAGAGAGTATTATGAGAAA